AATCTGCATGACAGCAGAATCTAACGCCCACTGATATGCACGCGCAGGCGGGAGCCTTGTCCGCCCATTGTTTACCAGAAAGCCCATAGACTGCGTGATATTTCGCAACGTTTGCCGAGTTTGTTCGTAAACCGCCCACGTGTCTTCTACGCTCACCAGCGTTTCAGGCTGTGTCAGCCCTGCGAGGTCGATAACCTCAGTGTAATACTTTTGATTTCTGGCTATCACGTCGTCAAATAGATCGCTCAGTTTCTTTTCGCTGATCCCAGCGGTCTTTCGAATCGCCTTTTCGATATCCTTTGTGTCAATGCCGTGCGATCTCAGCGCTCGAATATCCTGTACCGTTACCTCATTCAGCTCATCCGCAGCTTTAAGCCGGGAGCAGATTTCTTCCAGCAGCGTTATTTCAAGCGCACGGAACAGTTCTGCCAGTTCTTCCGGCAGCGCATCAAGAACTTCCGGCTGAAACGGATATTTCATTTGCTTTCCTCCGTTTCACAATCTCGTCATAGTGCGGCTTCACGCGGATAATGTTCCAGTCACATTCTTCCGGAACTTTCCCGTAAAATATCACCCATTCAGGCGATAGCCGTTTCATCATTTCCTCGTAACCGCGCAGAAACAGGCGCTTGCTCTCTTTGTTTGCCTGCGTCCCAACCGAGGATACCGCCACAACGCCGCCGACAGGTTCCCCATCAAAGCTCCAATCATAACTGCTCTCGTCACTCCAAGAGATCGTCGGATAAACCGTCATGCCGTGGAGCTGCCAGTATGCCGCTATCCAGTGCTTCCTGTAATGGTTGTAAATCTGCATTGCAAGCGGCATATCCGTATATGTGGAGAAGCCCGGTGCGCACACCGCCGCAAACTGCGACAGTTTCGGAATGTACTTGTCCGGCGTGTTCCAATACCGAATGAATTGATAATCGTCCACGAAGAAATGCACGATCTTGCTTTTCGTGTCTTTTGCCGTGTAATGGTAATTCACGGGGATAAACTCACCTTGTGGGTATGCCTTGACCGACTCGATCTGCGGAATGTCGTACTTTCCAACGCCGGGAAATGTGAACTTGTCGAGATTTTCAAAGTTAATCATACCGGGCGCCATGTACCGCTGCGCTTGTTAGCCCTGCGGTATTTCTTGCCGTTTACCGTTACTTCCAACGCGCCGGACTTTTGCGCCGTTACAAAGGCATTGGAAAACGCCTTGTTTTCTGCTGCTTTGCGGTTTTTACTGGACTGGTCAAGCAATTTCCGCATGTAGCTATCCATTTCACCGCGCGCTCTTGCAGCTCTGTCTGCTGTGCTTCCTGTTTTCTGCGCCGTTGTCAGGCGCGCAGGACCGCTTGCATAAGGGTTGACTGCTCCTGCCGCCGTTTTGAGCGCCGTTGTTGCGAGAGTTGCCATCTGCTTTACTGCGTCTTTCTTTTCAGCGTCCGACAGCTCAAGCCCATTGATTTCAGCAGCGTTGCGCTCGAATGTGCGCCTGATAATATCGCCCATATCAGTGACAGACGCAGCGTTTGCTCGGTTAATATCCTGCTGTGACAAAAACCGCGCAAGGCTCATACCGCGCCCGCGACCAGATTCTGCGGCTCCAATGCCGCCACCGGCTCCACCTCTGCCGCCCATTACTCTACCTCCGTTTCTTCCTCGGTTGTCATGTCCTGCATCTTCGGCAGTGCCGCCTTTGCAGTAGCCTCGTCCTCATTCATCCACTTCATGCGGAACTCCCAGTCGTTCATGATGCCTGCGCTGAGAAGCTGCATATCGCGGGAGAAATCGGTAGCTTTGTCCTCTATGATGCTGTCATCGAAATCTATAGAGATTTCCACGTCTTCATTCAGCCCGGCGTTCATAGCCGTGTTTCCCAACCGAAGCAGAATGCGGCACAGCTCCACTAGCGCTTGTTCCAGCACAATTTCATGTTTCTTAATGGTGCGGAACATGGTGGAGTTTTCGCTGATAACTTGCGTTGCTGTCGCGACGCTTCCGCCGTCGAAACGGTAATAGGTCTCGCCGAAGCCGCACTTACTGGACAGTACGTTCAGTTGGTCTTGAAGTCCTACATTCAGCTGCTCGGTTCTCAGCGTCGGAGAAATTGTCTCTACAACGTTCCCTTGCTGCGTATCCTCCGGAAGCAGATAGAAACGCCGGTCGTTGTCATCAAGCGTCGGTTCATCGTCTTCCCACCTTGTAGCGGGCATTTTGACCATCATCATCATCGGGCCGTTTTCGAACTCGTTGACGTAGCAGTCATAGGCACAGTCGACGCCGCGCAGAACGTCGATTGCATTTGCATACACAGGGATACCAACCGGAAGCAGGTAGTCAAGATTGTTCGCGATGTTCGGTCTGTCGATGACGAACTGTCTCTTGTCGCTTCCCGTATGTACCACAGGGGGGATTCGCTCAAAGCCCGGAACATCGGTGAGTAGTGCGTCGGCAAGCGTTTCGTTTTCGTATCTGTAAATGCTGTTCTCGATGACGTAAAGTCCGTTTTCGTCTTTCCGGTGAATCTGCAAATACAGATAGTTTTTTCCAGCCCGTGTGACCACGCTGTCAAAAGCACACTCTGAAATAAATCCATTCTGCCAAGCCAGCGGAAAAATGTGCTCAATAGTCACATAGTCAAGAGCGATACCGGAAACCTCGCCCGGAACGGTCTCTCCGCTCTCGTTGACCGCTTGACCGACCACACGAGGGATATATGCTACAGTTCCGAGTGCAGATTTCATTTCCTGCATTTCGTTCGCCTTGACCGTGAAGTTGTTCTCCGTCAGGACGCTATCAACGAACGCCTGTTCTTTCTGCCCCTCAAGTGTGATCTGGACTTTCTCGTTCATCAAGAGGTTCGCCCAGTCCTCACAAACCTTTTTCGCCATACCGAGGCTTGCACGGTTGCACTTTGTCCACTTATGCCCGTTATATCGCCGGTACTGATGGAACCCCTTGACTTTGCCGACGTACCACGACTTCCAAAGGGACACGTATGTATAGAATTCCTCTGGGATTGTCGTATACCCGAGTTCCTTTAATTTATCGATAACCGTCATGCAAAAACTCCCATTCTACGGCTCACAGGCTCTAAGGCGTACCGCGTCGCGTCAATCAGATGATTGTTCGCGTCCGGGTATCCGCTGATAATATCGCCGTCTTTGTTTCTTTCATATTCGTAGCCAACGAACTCATCGTAGGCATGTGGCGTTCGTTTTCTATCAATGACAATCGTTCTTCTCTGCAAGAACTTCATACCGTATTCGACCGAGCCGGGTCCCTTGACCGCCTCATACGCAGGCAATCCCATTGCCCGTAGGTCAGCCACGCTCTTTGGCTCCGCGCTGTCACAGATGACGCGCACATTTCCATATCCGCACTGTTTGATTATCGTCGCGCTCTGCTCGTTCGAAAGCTTATTCTGGTATATCTCGTCAAGCAGGTAAATTGTTTCCCTTGCCTTGTCGTAATGCAGCCGGATAAATGCAAATGGGTCTGGAAACCATCCGAAATCCACGCCCTGATAGATTTTATCGAATCTGGAAACTTCTTCGTCCGTGATCTCCCGAAGTTCGAGCCTGTCAAACACATTGCCGCCGGTCCCAACCGGGATACCGAGGTATTCATGCTGATACGCCCGCTCGTCAGTGGCTTTCAGGTGTTCAGCCTCGTCAATAAACTGCTGTCCCAGCCACTCTGGCGGTGCTTGCAGATATGTTGACTTGTGGCACAGCCTGTCCGCGCGTTCTTCCAAGCTGTCTTTGTTTGCCCAGTTGTCCCGGCTGATCGGCGGGTTATAGCTCTCAAAGTTCCAGAATTTAGAGCCGCCGCGCATTGTTGACTGCAAAATCGTTCGTATTTCGGCGCGACCGGCGAACTGGTCTTTTTCCTCAAAGTGCGTAACAGCGATATAACCAAACGGTACCTTAATAGACTTGATCTTCATTGGGTCGTCCGCACCCCGGAACATGATCTTCTGGCCGGTAGGCTTGTATATCAGTTCCATCGGGGAAACCTTTGCTTCCCAATATGCCGCCATGCCAAGCTCACCGATTGCCCATATGTACTGCGCATAAACGCTGTCACGAATCGTATTCGCAACCTTTCGCAGCACAAGCGCGTGTGTGTTGGGGTTCCGTACTAACAGGAGCGGCACAATAATGGAAATATACGAAGATTTCAGGGAACCTCGCCCACCGCTTTCGTCGTAGTGCGTGTGCCCATGCTTGAAAACATCGCGTGCAACTTCGTAAAACGCAGAGCCGATTTTTTCGGAAAGTCGGATTTTAGACATCGATGATCACCTGCACCACATCTTTATCGTCGTTTCCGGTCTTCTCCTGCACCATCGCCCACTTATCGATCAGCGTCCCCATCGCTGTTGTAATCTGGCTCAGGTTCGCAGCCGCGAGCTTGTCAGGGTCATTTAGCATCTCAAGCCCTTTCCCGATGAAAGAACATACAAGCTCTTTTCGGGAATCCATGTACGCGAGAATATCTGCTGTGTTTTCCTCTTTTTTTCGTCTGCACATCTCTGCAATATCTGCATTATTGTGCACAATCTTCTTTACAGTGTTCGGGGAGCAGCCGTTAAGCTTCGCCACAGCGTTACAGCTTCCGAGCTGGGCATAGTCGGCAACTATCTTCTTTTTTTGCCGATCTGTCAACCTCGCAGCCATAATCACCACCTCGTTACCCTGCCAGCGACGTAAATTCTGGCAGGTAAGCGAACCTCATTATCTGTTCCCCGTTCGCCTTGCAAATTTTGTAGATTTCCTTGTAGTGAGTTCCTTTTTGCATTTCTTCTGAAACTGTGTGCAAAATCATATCTTCAAGAAACCCAATTACTGATATCGTTTTGAAGGGGACGCTGTCGCGCTGGCCGCCTTGAATCCCGACAAGGTCGTTTACCAATTTCGAGTAAATCGTGTATACCTGCTTTCTCATGTTCCGGCTGCCTTGCGCCTCTGCATATTCAACCAGATCGGCAAGTGTGTCCGTCTCACCTCTCCGCACAAGCTTCCCTTGTTTTCTTGTCATCAACCATTCGGAAGACTTTCTTTCACGGATAAAAGCTTCCATGCGGTTAAACGCTGCGATATATTTTAGTTTCCACTCAAGCGCTTCTTTCCCGGTGAACCCCATTACCAAGAGAGAAAATCCATCACGGTTCATAAGGTATTCTTTGTATGAGCGCCCGCGTTCCGTGTCATAGTGGCTCTTGATGAACATATTTTTCACCGAGCAATTTTGCGCAGTGAGATTTTCAATGCTGCGAGTCACGCTTCTGTGGTCTTTGTTGAAGCGATCGGCAATCGTCCTGCTGCTCACAACAGCCTGTTCTTTGCGTTCAAAAATCATCAAATCTTCATTCATGGTATAATCTCCTTGTATTTTATTCGCAGCTGTGGAGAACGAGCCGCATTTTTTATATTTCTATCTCCTTCGTGCCCCACCGGATTGCGGTTTCCGGTGGAGCTAAGAAAAAGGAGGTTCCGCAGTACGCTGCGTAGCCGTAAGAAGGATGAAAGCGCAGAGGATACACCTCTACGCTCTCAACGATACACTATGTTTAAGGCTCTCTTACGCAAACTTTTGAATATAAACCACGTTTTTCTGCCACCAAGTAGATAAACTGCCTATGCCATTCCTGAGCGGTACGCTCCGAAACATATACCACCATAGCAGCGCCTTGTAAGGTGTGTGTACGCTTCCAAAGGACCAGATCAATAAGCTTCAGCCGTTCCGCACCATCGGGAAGCTGCTTTGTTTCCTCGACGGCAGCATCTACCGCATCGATTTCCTCGCGCGTCATAAGCGTACCGCCCTTGTAGCTTCGTACCATCCATTTTGCGTAGCCCCACCACCCATAGCGCGGTTTGCTCACCCTATCAGCCCCCCTACTCTGTTCCGTCCAATATTTTCTTGATATCCCTTGCATTGATTTTGACAATATCCATTACAACGTCGCTCATAATGTTAGCGGCAAAAATAGCCTTGTCTTGCCCTGTCGCGTTGAAATATCCCGTCTTCGTTGTCCCATCTTCAGCAGACGCAACAATGCAGATCGACGATGGTTTGAACTCCAGCACAATTTTCAGGGATTCTTCCAGCCAAGTGGAGTATTCCTGTTTTGTAATATCCCCCATCATCTGCCCGAACTCCCGAACCCATTGTCCCCGCGTTCCGTCTTCTCGAGTGAGCTGACCACTTCCAGTTCCGGCAGGATGCAGGGCAGTATAACAAGCTGCGAGATCTTATCGCCCCTACAGACCTTGTAAGGCTTGCTTCCGTGGTTGTATAGCTTTACCATGATGCTTCCGGTGTAGCCGACGTCTATGACCCCTTCGCTTGTGATTCCGTGCTTGACGTTCAGACCGCTTTTGCTCTTGAGAAATCCCACGGTGTTTTTCGGCAGCTGGACATGCACGCCGGTATCAAACAGCCTGCTTTCTCCGGGGGAAACCCAAACATCGTAGTCCGCAGAATGCAGATCAAGCCCCGCGTCGTATTCATGCGCCCTTGTGGGCATGATCGCCCACGGTTCCAAAACAATTTTCATTTGTCCCACCAATCCTTGATCGTATCGTTCCGTTCGAAAAACGGCTGGAAGAACGGACCGCAGAGCTTCTTAAGACTCGAATCCAGCCGGTGAATTGCATCGTCGGATTCCTTTTTGCCCAGCCATGCCACGCCGTATTCCGCGTCCAGCTGCTCCATTTTGTCCAGGAGTTCTTTTGCCTTCGCCGGGCTTTTGAGCATGCCCAGTTCATGCGCCGCCACAAAGAAAAGGTCCGTCACCTTCTGCTTCCCGGCTTCCATACCGGCGGCAAAATAAGCCTTGTTGCTTCTGCGAATACGCTTTGCCAGATCGTTCATTGTGCTCATAGCTGTATCCCCCTTATGTACTTATCGAAATACGTCACAGCTACCGCCATAGCCGCCCACATGTCGGCGGCGAACCCGTAAAAGAAACCGGGGTTCTTCTTTGTTCCCTTGCCGTAGTTCGGCTGACCTGGCGCGTAGCGATCTACGAGGGCTTGCCGGATGTTCGCATCCTTTGCTGACGCTCTGCCGCAAAGGTAAAGCTTTTCCTCCCGGCGGAAGATCTTCTGTATCTGGTACCCCTTCCGGTAAAGCTCGGCGTACTCCCAGAACCGCCCAATCCAGAAGCACGTATCAAAAACCTCTTGACCGACTGGCATTCCCATACCGGCAACCATTTCGATTGCCAGGTGCTGATACTCTCGGCAGAGAATGGGGAATATCTCCCCGTTCGGAACTTTCCCAACATCCAGCACCTTCCGGATTTCCTTCCCGTCGTGCTCCGCCAGCACATAGCCGGATTGAATGTTGCCGGGGTCAATCGCAAGAATTGTTCCCACCTTGCAGCCTCCTTCCGGTCTCGCACGGCTTCATTTCGGGGCAATCGCCGTATTTCGTGCAATGCGGCTCGAGCAGCCCTTCAAACTCCGGGAAATGATTGACCACCAACCAGCGCATCATTAAGACAACTTCCCGCGTTTCTTTCGCCGCCAGTTTGCATATCCGCTTTTCTGCAATGGTCATCAGCTCTTCGGCACTCATGTACCAGATCATGTCTACCGGCGCGTCCTGCCGCGCTGCGTTCCGGTCGTATTCGTCCTGCCGGTCATTCCGCTGTGACCGGATAAACGGCTGTGCGTGGACGTGGCGGGCTAAATGAGTGCTTACCCAGTACGGCACGCCCTCCAAGTAAAACGCGAATTGCAGCGTCCGAATAGGGCTGTGCTGCGCCCGGAGGATGGAGTGTTTCCACGCCATGTCCGGTGCTGTTTTCATCTCTTTGCCGATGGTGACTAAAGCGCACTGTTTTGCAAACGCCCAGTCCTCATCGGTGGGATATTTCAAAAGCGTGATGTTCATTCTTCCCTCCGTTCTCCGTAGCTGCAATACCCGTCAGGCTCCGGGTCTGAAAGCCCTCTCCGATCTGCGCACCACGGGTCATTTTCTTCATTCCGACGGAAATTCTTGCAATCTTGGCAACGCACGACCGGTTCAGCGTCTACCGAGGGTGCATATGCAATCAGCTCCTGAATTTTCTGTCGCGCTTGGCTCAACATTACGCGCGTGATAACATTCTCAGTTTTGCTCCGATCTTCCATGTACTTTTCTTCTGCTGCGTCGTATAGCTGGTTCGCATCAATCAGCCACATTATTGCTACCTCCTGTATTTGTCTGATACTCACCGTAGCTGCAAAAATCCGTTTCCTTCCGCCAGAAGCCATCGTTTGTTCTCAGGCAGATCATAGCGCCGTTCTGTTTGCTGTCGTATGAGCCGTATTTGCAGTCCTTGCAGCGAAGCACCCTAGCGTAATCTTCTTTCATCACGTTTTTGAAAATGTTCAGAGCGATTTCCACCTCGTCCGTGTTTCTCACCATTTGCACAAGCTGCGCTTTGCTCATCTTGCACAGATCGTTCAGCATCTGCTCAAAATCACCCATTGTCTGCGTCCTCCATCCAGCCGTCCATGCGTGCCCCGCAGTGCGGGCAGTAATCCATTCGCGCGTCAAATCCGATGTCGCACGCCGAGCAATACTGGATATCTCCTGCCGCTTCGCTATGGAACGGAATCCACTTCGCGTGAACCACCTCCGCAACGTCAGCGGAGGGCATTTCCCGAATTTCGGCATATGCGCGTTCCAACCGTGTTAGTGCCGTCATGCTTCCACCGCGTTCGGCTTTCCGCAACGCAAATAGCGCATCCTCGCGCCGGATATAATCAGCCATCATTTACCCTCCGGTTCCACGCAGCTGCGATTTCCATCCTTGCCACAACGGGATTTGTGGCGATAAACGCCCCTCCGCACTGTTTACACTTTATCGTACAGGTTGTGCCCAAAAACGCTGCCTCTCCGCCGCAAAACGGGCACGGTTTCAATTCAGCCATCCTTCTTGTCCTCCATTTCCTGCAAAGCCTTCTCGGCTTCTTTCTCCGTCAAAAACACCGTCCGCCCGATTGCGTCCTCGAAAAATCTTCTGCGACCGGTAATGTACGTCACGCCGTCCCGGTCAATTCGTATCGCGTCCACTGTGACCGGCACGGGCTTTTTTGGGCGCGTGTAAAACATCTGAGACAGCCAGACCGTATCGCCGGGACGGATTCGCTTGCTGTCCATGTCCTCATAATCCGCAAGGCGTTCCGCCATCTGGACGAGTTCGCCGATCGTCGCATAACCCAGCGCGTGACCGTTTACCAGCACGCAATCCTCATCTCGGCTTGTCATCCGTTCCATCCTGCTTCGCCTCCTAAACTTCCAAAATGGAATTTCCAGCCGGAGGTTTCGCGTCAGCCGCAACCGCTTCGGTCTCGCTCAAAAATACTCTCACACCGATCTGGTCCACAGGGATACCGATATCCACAATTTCCCCCGGAACAATGATGCTTGCTGATATTCTTGTAACCTCATGTGGTTGCACGCCAATGCAATCTCGCGCGTTATTTTTGTATGTCTTAAACCACACCGTATCGCCCACCTTGCACGGCAGAATCACGACGCGCCCGTCCTTGTCGGCCTCGGCAAGCTCTTTCAACCGTCCGACCGTCATGTTTTCCGCAGCCTGCGCGAAATCCCACAGATGTCCAGCATTTTCGCCCAGCTTGTGCAGCATTTCCGGTGTCCATCCTGTGTCCTCGAACTGTTTCAAATGTTCGCGCAGCTCCGCGCATACCCATGCTGCCTGATAGAGCAGAGCCAAAACGTGCTCGAACGATTCAACATCTTCCCAGAGCCACTCGGCCATCATCATCGAGAAGGAATCATCCGAGATATCCAAGTCCACATACGGGCAGTTCCATCTGGTCAGATCCCGCGACAGGTCGAACAGGCTGATGTCTGCGCCGTTCTTCCCGTATCCGCGCACCCATACCTCTTTGTCCTTGACGTAAAACAGGTTCAGCGCCATTTCAAAATTGTTTTTCGGGGTATCCGTTGTAAGTCTCATGCCTTTTCTCCTTCCTCCGGCGCTTCCGGCAAGCCGTGCCATTCCCAGTTCGGTAGTCCTAAACTGCAGCTCATGCACTTGCAATTTTGCTTTTTGTTGCAATCACGGCAAAAAATTGTATCACTACAGTGATATTTGCAGGAAGTGCACCCGGAAGATATCTTCAGGTCAGCAATCGCCGCGTCCCTCTCGGCTTCTGCCTTTGCCTGCTCCTTCTGGGCGAGGGCAATGACCTTATCCTTCCATTCAAGCTCTTCGTACAGGTGTGCGTTGGCGCCGCTCAACCGTTCAAGCAGATCAACAGCTCCGCCCATTACTTCAGCCAGGCAATTCTCATTGCCGTATAATGGGCAATTCGGGCAGGCCGCGCCGTCATCGAGGTCGCGGAAACAGATTCGCTGCGCCTGTATAATTTCCTTGTCTGTCATAGCGTGTCTTCCTCCATTCCGTCAAAAACCATCTGACCCGGCAGTACACCGTCTTCCATCCACCAGTGCATAACGTCATCACCTGTTTGCCAGTCGCAAGGCAAGCCTCGCTTTTGCCGTTCCGCAAGCATCCTGTCAAACGCCCGGACATACGCCGCCTTGATCTTCGGATAGCGCGAGAACTCCGTGTTTCTGTGTTTCCTTGCCATTGGGCACCCGATGCACCCCACGCGCTTCCATCCGCATTCATACAGCGGATTCATGCAGATTTCTTCTTCTTTCGCATACCCCCAAACATCAGCGTCTTTCCAATCGATAATCGGGTTCACTATCCTTTTCCCTTTAAGCTGGCACGTTTCCATCATCATTCTGCTCTCGTCGTTGTCGTTCATCAGTGTTAGGCGTTTTGATATATCCCAATGCAAAACTTCCAGCGCACCGCGGTTCTTCCGTTTCGCTGATTCTGCCCAGCGTACACCGGTTGCAATAAATCTGCTTCCTGCGCCGCCCTCTTTAAGCTCCGAGCAACAGTACCTCATCCGACGTGTCGGCGGCATCAGCTTACGCGGGATCAGATTCCACATTGTTGTGCGTGTCCCGTCCGGCTTTGTATGCGCATCGATGTCGCATTTTACGCCGGTCAGCTCCATCCGTCGGAAGGTATCGAGCACATGGCGTACCGTCTCCGGCGCATCCGCCGTGGTCAGCGAGTGCAAAACCTCATACTGGATACCGGCTTTGCCCGCCAGATGCAAAAGCACGTCCGAGTCCTTGCCGCCCGAGTAGGTAATCACAAGCGGCTGCTTGTATACCCGCAGGGACATTTCAGCCGCAAACCGTAGCCGCTCTATCGCGGTCTGCTCTAAATCGCTCACGTCACATTTCCCCTCCTATTTTCCGTTTCCCTCTTGCCGCCCTCCGGCAGTTTCGCGCCCCGCCATCGGTCATCTGGCTTATGTCGACGATTCTGGCGCGTTTGTCGTAGCTTTTCAGCCGTTCTCCCTTCACGGCGTTCCAAGCCTCGCAGGACGCACTGCAACCGGCTTTCCGGTTTGGGCAGTCCTGCGTGCATGGTCCAAATTTACTTCCTCCTGACAAGCACAGATACCTCCACTTCATAGCACTCGTTTTCATGCACGCAGATCGTTTTCTCCCGCTTTTCCAGCGGGTCATCGACCTCGAAAAGGTAAAATGTCCGCCCCTTCATCTTCTGCGGATACTTCCGCGCAAGAATTGGTTTTCCAAGCTCCGGCATCAGCCAGGGAAAGAGATTCGGAATTGACGTGGGAATCACGATCCATGTTTTTATCATGCTCCGTCCCCCAGCATCTTCCGTATCGCCGCTTTCTGTAAGTCGCTCAGATCGCCGTCGTGATGCTGCACGTTGTATCCAGGCTTCTTCCCCGGCTGTGACGGCGCGCCCTTCTCATGTTCTTTCGATTCCCACGTCAAAAACTTCTGTTTCCAGTTCCGTACGGGGTCACCCTTCCCGTCGACCCAATTTCCGGCAGAATAATAGTCGAAAAATTTCTGTGCCAGATTCGGAACCCCACGCTCCTTCGCGTATGCGGAAACCTCTTCCAAAGTAGGTGGTATAAATTTCTTACGTTTCTTCTCAGAAATAGAACTACTCTCTTTTCTATTTCCATTTCCATTTCCTAAAGGTAATACCGTGGTATTACCGCAAGCACTACCATCCGCCATACCAGAGTTATCATTTTCTTTATTCCAACGCTTGCTGATGTTCTCCCTTTGACGCTGGCAATGCTTGTCCCGTTTTTCGATTTCAAGCTCCATCCGGCGGTTAAAGTACTTGCCGTCCTCATCCTTCTGAAACTTGCTCATAACCTCGTCTGACGGCTTTTTGACAGCCCGTATGATTTCCTGCATCGTCATATGCCCGCGCTCTCTTTGGAGGCACAGGAGCGTGATATACTGCCCACGCTCCCGCATATCCATCAAGGCACAGCCGGATAGGAAATCCGACGTGTAAAACAAGACGGCAGGGTCTTTGTTATTTGCCATCCCGCCACCGCCTTAGAACGGCGGCTGATCGCCGTCATCTTCATCCATCATCGTAAACCCACCGGGGTTTGCCGGGTTCTTCGGCTCCGAAGATTTCTTTCCTTCGCCGAAGTAAACACGATTTGCCACGATCTCAGCAGACCGGCGCTTGTTTCCGTCCTTGTCCTTCCAGTCGCGCAGCTGCAATCTACCGTCTACGACCGCCATGCTGCCCTTGAAGAAGTATCCGCTGACAAAATCAGCGGTTCCCTTCCACGCAACGCAGTCAATGAAATCCGTCTCTTTCTCTCCGCCCTCCGGCGTAAAATCCCGGTCAACTGCCAGCGTGAAGGATGCAACGGACGTTCCGCCCTGCGTCTTTCTCAGCTCCGGGTCCCGTGTGAGCCTGCCCATAATAACAATGTGGTTCAGCATGCTTCCTCCTTCTCCCCGAAGATGGTTTTCAGGATAACGTCAATCTCATACGATTTCAGTTCCTTGTACGCTCTCTCAAGCATCGAAAGCTTCATATTTCTTTCCACCATTTCCTTGTACTGAACTGCATCCAGATAAACAACCGGTCTGTGTTCTTCCATGCTTACATCCCTTTCTTATAAACCAATTCTGCTTCATCCCAATCGGGATATTTCATCTTGAGATACCGCCTGATATACTCTCTCAGGCTTTTGCGCTTCGGTGATTGGTCAAATGCCATATGGCAGCTATCGCATAGCGTCACGATGTTCTGCTCGATTCCAAGCCCGCCCTGCGAGCGTGGGATGTAATGACACCACGGATTGCCGGGGCGAAGGCAGACAATGCAGCGCCCGCCGTCGCGCGCCCAGACGGCTTTCTTGACCTTCTCAGGTATCTTTGTTGCCTTCGTTTCCTTACGCATCGTACCTCCATATATAACCCTTGTGGGTGCTCCGTTTCCCTTTGCAGCAATTACTTACGCAGCTTGGCTGGAATCCAGCATTTTTGCAATCATTCAATGCAGAAAAACGAATTATCTCACCCGTGGTTATGTTCTCTCCGATTACCGGCTTTGCAAATTTAGAATCTAATGTCCTCTTAAGCCGTGACAGCCATTCTTCTGTCCGTACATACCTCCCATGATTTGCAGAATAAGCATAATTCCCGTAAATAGTCGTGTATTCGAGATTGTCGGCATGATTGTTCAATGGGTTAAAATCTTTGTGGTTTACGACATCGCCGTTACCGGGGCACTCAAATGCATCAGCTACAAGCCTATGTACAAAATGGCGCTTTTTATGCCCGCCCCTGTCGGACAGCGGTACACGCATATATCCTTTGCTGTTTGGATTTTGCTTTAGTTCCTTTCCGAAATAGTGAAACGTCCGGCCATTCTTCCTTGTTAAGCAACGTGCGACGGAACGAACTCCCCCGAAGTTGCTCACTTCATAAAGCCCTTCGTAACCTTTAACTGGTCTCCATTCTTCCGTTTTTTTCACCCCATTCTAAATTCATCCGTGCCAGTTCTCCCGGCGTAAGCGTTTCAATACCTAAGTTCTGCGCCTCTTGCACGGCTCCTTCAATTAAGCGCGACATTTCCCTGCTATCCATCAAATGGGTCTGTTTGAAAACGATATAGCAGTTAAAGGTTACGCCACCCTCGGTTCGCGTGTCGAAGCACTTTACATAGCGGTAAATCCGGCTGACATCCACAGAAACCGGCAGCTTGAAGCCAACCTTCATACCGTCGTTGTCCCGTTCAATGGTTCCGTATTCCGTGACAAGGTTCGTTTTGACATCCTCGAACCCTATGTGCGTCACATCCGAGATTTTCCCGACAAGGAGATGAAAATAAGCGTTGGCGTCCAGGCTCCGCTTCTTGCGAAATTCCTTGATCGTGACTATGTGTTTCTTCCGTGGGTCAAGTTCCCCGGCAACCATACGGGCTTGTCCGGGCAGCTCCGGTCGGAGCTTCAGCCAGCTCCCCGAAGCGTCCATGCTCCACGAAGCTTCAACGACATTCAGCTCTCTCATGCCTTACTCGCGCAGTTCCAGCAAAGGCATCTGCCAAAGCGCTTTCTTGTCTTTTCCGCTACAGCCCTTGCGCTGAACTGAGAGCCTCCCTCAACAACCTGTGTGATCTCCCCGCCGCAATCCGCGCAAATCAAAGCCTTTGTTTGGGCTTGCTGCTTCTCTTTCGGCTGTGCGGTCTGCTTCTGGTATTCGTCTGTGTCGGCGTCCTTTGTATCGTCGATAGCAAACAAGCCGTTGAGTGCATATTTCCGCGCGTAGGATGAAGCTGTACCGGTAATCTGCGGCTCATCCATACCCTTCTTGCTTTCCGGTTCGCGGGCAAATGCCGTTGTAATGACGCTGCTTTCGCCGTCTGACAGTTCAGCTCTTGCCATGACGTAGATTCGCCCGCCGGTTTCCGCGATGCTGTCCGAAATCGTCAGCGTGCAGCCAACGGTTTTCAGAAGCGGCTTTACCGCCTCTAAAATGCTCTCGCAGCTTCGGTATTTGTAGCCGCCGAAGTTGTTTGTCTTATCCTTCGGCGCTTTCAGTTCTGCCTGAATCTGCATCAGTTTCTCGTTGATCGTCATATAACCCCTCCAATTCCAATCGGCACCAATAGCCGCGGGCAAACTCGTTGACAATATATTCCCCTGTCAATCTGCACTGTTTCCGGCTGTAGGTCTCAAAAAACGGGCAGAACTGGCAGCAGATGTGGTCCTGATCAAAATAGACGCTGACGCGCGTTTCGACCGGAATATAATCAACGCCGGAACGTCCTTTTTTCATAGCCCAGTTCCTCCAAAATGTGCCTTGTGCCAAGTGTTTCTACCAGAACAGCGATAATCTGGTTGTTCGGGTCACGGTCTTCTCTGTCTGTCAGATCAGCCATGTTCCCTTCGTCTCCGACCCAATACTCGCCGCCCTCATAGATCTCATTTCCGAACACATCGTACATGCACGGTGCTTGCTGTTTGTCTCTCATAATCGTGTCTCCACCAATCTGTACATTGCATAGCGGACTTCGTCTCCATACCGGTTTGAACTCGACACCATGTCTCGCTGAATCACGTAGCCCTTTTTCTTCAAATCGGAGATTCTGGCTGCGAGTCTCATGCATCCAAGATCTCGCAGCGCTTCTACCGGAGAAATGCTCCCAAAGTCGCGCATATACATCAAAACTCGTTCTGTCTGTGTCATACTTACCTCCAAAGCCGCGTGAAGATCGAACTGAAAACAATCTCGCGATAGAATATCTTCGGCGGCGCGGGTAACGGATCTGCGTGCGTCGCAGCAAGCACCTTTGCCGCTTCTGCCTCAAACTCCACGGAAAACCATCTTTGCCAGTCAAGGCAGCGGCACTTGCCTGTGTCGTGTGTGCATTTCTTGCACGGGTAAATCATCTCACGCCTCCATCAGCACCGCGCCGCCGAAGAAGATCACCGCCGCGCCGCCAAGCGTGAATGCCGCTTTTAACAGCCCGAATCCCAGCAGGACCGCCGTGCCGCCCAGAAGGACGCAGCCAATCGAGAAGCAAAATGCCTCCGAAGCTTTCAAAAGCTCCGACTTCCGCTTGCGCTGCCGGATAATCTTGTCCCACCGCTCGCCGAGTTCGCGCTCTCTCGCCCTCCGGTGATTCGCCTCAAGGATATATTCAACGTCAGTCATCATGTACCTCCACAAATTCCCCGTTCTTAGTGGGTCCATCCTTCAAATGCCGCTCAATCCAAGCATTAAGGTCCTTCGGGAAAACCCAGTAGACAGGTGCTTTCTCGGTTTTTACCGCCTTACCAAACGGGAAAACGCCCTGTTGCAGCCCCAGTCTAAGGACCTCAACGCCGATCTGCATGCCGTTTTCTCGCAGAATCTCTACCGCTTCTTGCGGAGAAATCGTTGCTCGATTTAACATCCTATCTCTCCTTTTTCTAAGATTAGAGAAATACTATCTATTCCATTTCCATTTCCTAAAGGTAATACCGTGGTATTACCGGAAGCGTTACCACACTGTCTATGTGGTTCATACGTCCTCCTTTTACGCCTGAGCCTCTTTTACAAGGCTCAAGGTTCCTTCCGTTTTCTTGGCTTCTGTAGCAGCGAGTCGACCGATACGCCGAAATAGTCGGCAATCGCTTTTACAGTGTCGATGCGCGGGGCAGCGTCCTTTCCTGCCCACTTTCCGATTGTGCCGTTGGCAATGCCGCACGCCTTTTCTACGGTCGCGATGTTCGTCTTGTGCTTCTCGCAGAGGCGCTTGACATTCTCATAAATCAAAAAAATCCCTCCAATCCGTACGAATACTACTTGACAGAGATTAGAAGATAGTCTAATATAAGCGTGTCAAGGCAATTAAATATCTTCTGAAAGTCCGTCTTGGTGAGGGGCTTGGTTTTTTGTACCCTTCACGTCTCTAAGTATATTAGAGTTTGCCCTAAAAGTCAAGAACTATTTTCGCGTTTAGTCTAATTTTTTAAGGTGCCGTACATGCTCGATAAAATCAAAGTGCTATGCAAAGAAAAGAAAACTTCTATATCCAAACTGGAAAAACAGCTTGGATTTGGTAATGGTGTCATCGGCAGATGGGATAAGTCTGTTCCGAGCTATGAACGACTCGCCGCGGTTGCTAACGCGCTTGATGTGCCAGTATCCTACTTGACCGGCGAAACCGATGACCCGTCTGCGGGCATAAAAAAAGACCCCATCCCGAAGGATGGGGTCGAAGATAGCGAAACCGCAGAACTCCGTGAAATTTGGAGTTCTGCGGATGAAAATGAGCGCCGTGATTTGCTCGAAATGGCACGTATGCTAAAGAACCGGAGAAAGCAGAATGGATGATGCAAGCAACCTTCCGTTTTCGGAAATCGAGTTAAGCAAAGACGAAAGAAAAATGCTTAAAGCGTTGGCAGATAGCAGAATATTTGCGACGGATGATATTTTCCAGACCGCAAATAGGCTGAAACATTTTGGACTTGCAAATCTGCACCCAATCCCCAGCAAAGATGGTGTCCCTGTGTTATCGTTTGGCACGTCCTGCGCAATTGGAATAGAAGAACGTGGGAAGGACTACTTGGCGTATATTGATCAGCGTAAGAAGTCCACAAAGGCTAATCGAATCCACGACCTAGTGATTGCAATAATCTCATTCCTGCTCGGGCTGCTTACGTCTGAACATTTCTGGAATTTCCTGAACAAATGTCTGTCAGGATTCGAGGACTAAAGTCGCTGCAAACTGCTTTAAGCTTTTTTTCGCAGACAAGCACGATGTCGCCGCCGGGGCTGGCTGCGCCGATCGCGTGTTCGCACATTCGGCAAGCTTCTCCGCACTCGTCTTTCGTAGCAATTTCGGTTCTGATCCTGCACAACTGTAACATAATATCATCATACTTTTCCCTGCTTAGAAACATTGTTTCGCTCCTTCCACATTCTAATTAGTTCTCGTTTTTCCTCTGTCGTAAGTTCCATTAAATACTGAAAGCCACTATCGGCGGGCGCAATTTCTTCACCCTTATTATAGCACATATCGTCCTGAATACAGACCATTTCGCGCCCCCCTTTTCTTAACTTCCAAATTTTTATGTATCTTTTTGTTGAGTTTTATCCTTGAGGCTGTCAAACTCTGGTGGTAAAATCGTAGTATCAGATCAAACTTTGGCTATGAGGTAGTTTGTAATGAAAAGAATACTTGTGCTTTTTCTAGCGGTGCTTCTTATGACCGGCTGCACAGCAAAACCCACGAAGGACGAGTCAGAAAAAGCGGCGGTTCAAGAAACGATTGCTGTTTCAGGCTCAAAGGATGCGGCTTCGCCAGAAGCGCCGGAGCCCGAAGAGCCGATTGTTCAGGAAAAGCCCGAGGTTCCCATCTCAGATAAAACCGCGCAAACGTCTTTCGGTGATTCCACTGCTTCCGATATCGACCCCGCTGTGCCAGCTGCTCCGATCGAAGCATCCGAACCAACCGAGCAGCCTGTTTCGGAAGCTGTTGCTCCCCCGGACACTGAGCCAGTTACAGAAACAACGTCGCAAAAATCATCCGGTGTATACGTTGGAAGTGTTGACTCAGATAAATACCATAATCCGAGTTGCCGCTTTGCAAAGGAAATCCTCCCAGAGAACGAAATCTGGTTCGATAGCATAGAAGATGCGCAGAATTCTGGGTATTCACCTTGTGGAGGCTGCCACCCTAAATAATATTATAGCGCAATGTTTACACCCAAAAATAGAAAAGAGGAAAATAAGATGGACACTGTAGAAAGACCCGTTCCAACCGAAAATCAAAAGTTTTGCAAATTTTGTGGTGCGATCATCGACAAGGACTGCGTGATTTGCCCGAAATGTGGAAAGCAAGTTGAAGAATTAAAGTCCGCGCAGCCGAACGTCGTAATCAATAACACGAACACAAATGCGAACGTGAATACTATCCGCGGGTATGGTCGTCCGAAGAACAAATGGGTTTCATTCTTCCTTTGCCTTTTCTTCGGTATGATCGGTGCGCATAAATTCTATGAGGGCAAAGTTGGAACAGGAATCCTGTATCTCTTTACACTTGGGTTGTGCGGGATTGGATGGGTCATTGACACTATCGCAATCTTGCTGAAGCCGAATCCTTATTACGTCTAACTCATAAACTTAGAGTTCTGCCATTGCTCCCGTGTCTCGCCTACATCTGAGACGCAGGCAAAGAGCATAGGTGCGCCCTTGATGTAGTCCAGGCTCAGACTGTGGACGTCTTTGAAAAGCGCCCCGTCTACGATGATGTTTACTTTCCCGTTTTCAAAGCGAATATTGATGCTCTGCATTTGGTGTACCTCCATATTTTAGAACGTTCGTTCAATAATTTCAATTTGGAATTTTCCACAAAGAACACCTTGCATTTTCTTCGTCCAGTACCCTCATAAGCGGCAATTATGGGACAGACTATTTTGTATAATGGAATGTTTAATATCGCCCCACCGTCGCTCCACCGGCGGTGGGGCTTTCTCACGCGCCTGTAACCAGCATAGCAAAGTGGGTAGAAATGTCTACCCTCAAATTGGTAAAACCATACCCATAGCAGAAGAATCAGCGAAATATATGTGAAAATGGAGGTATATCATGTCGGCAATTCAGGAACTCGCCCCATATATTTCTGCATATCAGGGGAGCATAAAACGAGCAAAGGAGGATCAGCATTACACCATTGATAGACTTGTCGAAGAATCCGGCGTTTCCAGATCGGCTGTGACGAAGCTCTGCGCTGGTACGCAACAAGACCCGAAACTGTACAATTCTGCCGCGCTGTGCCGCGTTCTCGGGCTGTCACTTGATGAACTGTTCGGGCTTGCCCAGCCCGCAGAAAGCCCGGAAGAACTGACCGAGCAGATTCATCATGTCGAGGTTGAAAACGCCAAGCTGGAGGCAACAGCAGCCGCGCAGAGCGCACAGATAAGGTCTACACATACAATGTGTTACGTTCTCGCCCTGTTTTGTATGCTGCTCTCCTTTTCTCTGATTGCCTGCCTTGTGACGGATGCGCAGATTCGGAACACAGGTCTCATTCGCGGTGGAGATTTGTCCGTAGCTGCATGGGCGTGCATTGCCCTGATCGTAGGTTCAGCGCTGGCTTCAGCAATTACTTTCTATGCAATCCGAAAAGAACGTGGAGGGAAACATGGAGTGCATCAAGTGTAAAAAGGATATACCGGACGGTTCTGTGTTCTGCTGCTGGTGTGGGAAACAGCAGCAAGCTCCGCAGCGAAAGGCTTTGAAGCGTGCAAACGGTACAGGGACAGTTTACAAGCTGCAAGGAAGGCGCACACGCCCGTGGGTAGCCGCAAAAGGAAAAACCATAATTGGATACTACGATAAAAAAACAGCCGCCCTCGACGCGCTGGCGCGTTTACAAGGGCGGAGTATTGATGAAATATATAACTGGACCTTCAAGCAGGTTTACAAAGCATGGAAGGATGAACACTTCCGCGATATCGGCGCGAAGGGAATAGAGTCTTACGAACGCGCATATGACGTTTTTGAACCATTGCATGACAGAAAATTTCGCGAACTGCGGACCGCTGATTACCAGATTGTCATAGACAAGTACAGCGATAAGTCCCACTCGCTACTGTCGAAGTTCAAGCAACTTGCAACGCAGATGTCACAATGGGGAATCCGGCAGGAACTCATAACGACAAACTTCGCTTCGTTCATTAAACTGCCCGAGAATGTGAAGAAAGAAAAAGAAATCTTCTCAGAAGAGGATATCCAGAAGCTCGAAGCGGACGGCTCCCAGGCAGCCAAACTTACCCTGATGATGGTCTATACCGGTATGCGAATCGGCGAGCTGTTCGGGCTTAGAACCGAAAATGTCCATGAAACCTACGTGATCGGTGGGGAAAAGACAGAAGCAGGCAGGAACAGAATAATCCCAATCCGCTCCGAAGGGCGTAAATATTTCGCAGAATTCAAAGAGCGTGCAAAAGGCGAACTTCTGATCTCTGGGTATGCCGGGCAAAAAGTCATTGCAAATTTTCGCAAGCGTGACTACTACCCGCTTTTGGAGCGGCTCGGAATCTCCAAGAAAACACCACACGCAACAAGGCACACATTCGCAAGCTGGGCTGTAGCAAACAATATCAAGCCTGAACTCCTGCAAAAAATGCTCGGGCATGCAGACTATTCCACGACCGCAAACATCTATGAGCACTTTGACATTGACCAACTTGTGAATGCGATAGATGCGCCTGTTACTAACACGTTACTAACAAACCAAAAATCAGCGAAAAAGAAAAAGCCCTGAAACCTTTGAGATTTCAGGACTTTTTTGGTGGAGACTAATGGACTCGAACCATCGACCTCCTGCGTGTGAAGTAGATCTTCTGAAATTTCCTAAACTTTTTAAGCATGTTTTCAGACGTTTTGAGACGTTTTCAAATTAGATATTAAATCTCAGACGTTTTCAGATTTTTTCAGATTTTTTTCGGTTACTAACAAATAGCTAACACGGTTACTAACACTAGACACGTTTTATCTTCTGCATAACAGAGTTATAAACCTTACTGTTTACCATCGCAAGTGTATCCATAAGTTCGTCAATGACCGTCCAAGCCTTCGCCGGGTCTTTCCCGGCTACTGCAAGCAAAAACTCACTGTCCCCGTGCTCGCCCACGGTAGCCGGTTCTGCGATCACAGGGGCGGGAGCACCAGAGTAGTAACCCACAAACTTATCTCTGGCATTCTCCGCTCCCTGCATCTTGTCGCGTATCACATATAGGTTCGCCAGTTTGGCATAATTGGGATAGCTGGATTCTTCGTATTCCAGCCGTGCTATTTCCTTTCGGATTTCGGCTTCATCCAGCATGTCTTTCCCTCCTTATGCTCTGTCAATCTGCTCCATGCAGCGGCGGATAGCCTCGCGCGTTTTATCATCGTCCGCGTCGCGCATCATGTCTTCCAGCGTCGAGCGCATATGCTCCCGCGCGTCGGTGCGGCTATACCGGCCCATAGAGTCCCGCCGCCTGCCCCGGTAAGAGCTGCCCCGACCATACGTGCCGCGCATATCCGCTTCCCACTCGCCGTCGCGGGAGTACCCGCCGTCCTCGAGCATTTCGATTTTGTAGGTATTCTTGATGGAACTCGTCAGCTTCTGGATTGCGTCCAAGTCACCTGCGGACATTTCGCGCTTGTCGGCGATCTCGTCCAGCTCCTTGCAGAGCATTTCCCGAAGGTTTCTCAAATCGTACATATTTCTTCCTCCCTTCACGATACGCGCTCGACGATCATATTGCTATTTGCGAAACTGATCGCCTGTGCGCTGGTGTTCTTCGCCGCTACAGTCAAGCAGCAGCCGCGCGGAACTTCCACGAATGTTGAAACGTAGATGTTGAAATAGTTCTCAACAGCAGCTGGCGTCACGATCGCTGTGGCGCTGTTCAAAGCCTCCCCGTTGATGGCGAGCGCAGCGGTGATAGCTCCAACTGTTCCGCCTGTAGGCACGGCGATATTCGCGCCAAAGGATACGCGGAACTTCGCCTTACACTGCTGCGTCAGACCACGCAGCGTAACAAGCCCGCTTCCGTCACGGTGGACGATACACGGTTTACCACAAGCCGACGTGGAAATTAGGGGGACGTTCTGCCCGGCGGCAACAGTTTGAATCCCGGATGATGTAAATTCAGCCATAAAATCATTCCTTTCTGCCTCGAATTCGAGGCAATTAAAATAGCGGCGGGACGATTGCCCCGCCGCGTTTCTTGAGTATCGGCAAGGAACCGATCATTTTCGTGAGTCCACGAAAAAGCTCTACGTTATGGAGTTAAGCGCAGTTGCCGCAGCCGCAGTTGTAACCGCCGTTATAGCCGTTACAGCCAGCGAACTGGTAAGGAGCAGGAACCGCAAAAGACGGAACCGGGCGCGGGTTGTAATACGCCAACTGGCCGCTCACGTAAGACTTGAGCGTGTCGTTCTGCGCCGCCTGAGAAGCCGCCAGCTGCGCCGCAAAGAGCTGCTGGTTCTGCTCGGCAATCTTCGCGTCCTTTGCAGCCAGTTCCTGCGCCGTCAATCTCTGGTCAATGCTGCGGAAGCCGCAGTTCATCGCGTCGATGATGTCGCGAGTGCTGTTCTGCACGGTGTTGCGGGTGTCGCATGCCTGCGTCGCCATGTCGTAGCGCACCTGGGCGATTGCAGCACGGTTTTCACAGCAGCACTCCTGCGCCTGCATCGCCATGTTGTTCAGCTGCTGCATAAGCGCGGCCTGCTGATTGCAGCGGGAAAGTTCAGCGTTCGAGAAGCCGGAAGTCACAGCCTGCGTTACACCGGCAAATCCGTTAAGCATCCCCGTGTTCATCGCATAGAAGCCGTCGCAGACACCATTGTTCACGCTGTCAATCTTTCTTTCGATGTTCGAGAAGTCAGAGGCCAGAACATAGCCGTCAACAACGCCGCCGTTCCCTCCACGATTGCCAAAGCCGTTTCCGTTACCCCAGCCGCAGAAAATCGCGAGGAACAGGATAATGATCCACCAGCCATTACCGCCGCCCCATCCGTTGCCGCCGTCCGAGTTTGCCGGAACTACGGGCATGTTCATAGGAATACCATCGCCATTCAAACTCATAGTTTTCTCCTTTCGTAGATTTTGAAATTTATCTCAATCGTGGCCACGATTTTGACCGTTCAGCTGTTCGGAATTTCCGAACTACTGCATCAACTGCTGAAACTGTCCAGCCATCTGCTGAAGCTGGTTCAACTGCTGCTGCGAGATTTTCCCAGACTGTACCAGCTTCTCAACCTCCGCCCTCGGGTCTCCCTGAAAGCTCTGCTTGAACTGCTGAAACTGCCGCACCATATTTTGAAACTGCCCCATAGCCCCGGGCATTTGCCCGCCGCCGAGTGCATTAAACAGTGGGTTCATTGTCTGCCTCCTTCGCTTTTCTCACAGGCTTTACACTCATAGCCGCCACCTTTGCCGCCAGTTCGTCGAAGTCTTTACGGGTCACATATTCCGCCATAGGCGCTGTTTGCGGCGCTATGCGGCTCACAGGGTCTGTAGAGCGCTCTACGAGGTCATACGTTGTCATTGCTGGTTTACCGCTTGCGTCTGCTTTCTTCACATACACAACCGGCGCATTCATGTCCCAGAGCGTGACGGCGTTATTTGGAGCGACGATAAATTCGTTTGCCGCCTTTTCGTTCGGAACCCATATGATGGACTGTCCCACACTCTGCTGTGGCTGAGTTTGTGGAGCCGGATACTGCATCGACGGAGCAGGCTGATACTGTGGACGCATCATTGGTTCCTGCATCATGGGCGGTTGATTGTAAATCGGCTGCTGATACACATAAGGCTGTTGTCCGAACATCATTTATCCTCCTTTTCCCAGTAGAACAGCGGGATTTCGTTCCCGGAATTCCAGCTGTCGAAATACTTTCCGTCCTCCACACAAACGACGTGACTTGATAGAGCGAGTACATACATACCGTGTGGATGGTCTCTTGCGAATTCCTCGACCGTATAGCAGTCCGGGAATGTGTTCGGAACAACGTTCCGGGTAAAGCCGTGCTGCCGAAGGTACGCGCTCCACACGCTGTTTGCCGACGGCATATCGCCCATCATAAGCCCCTGCAAACAGAGACCAATGTAGGTTTCTTCCCATCCCTTTCCCGTCGCTCTTGCGATAGCCCGAACCGTGCAATCGCCCACCTGTTTCCCCGCAGGGTTCGGATTGAAATAAGAAAAGCCCATACCGAACACTCCTTTGATGTGTCCAGTATGGGCTTTTTCGTATTTTCGTGTGCCTCAGTTGTGCATCACTTAGCTATATAATTTGCTCGACGTGTCTTTCAGCCGTGCCATAATTCCCGGAATCCGTCTCTGCACTGTTGCGCGGCCAAGATACAGCTCCGTCGCGACGTCCACCTGCGGAAGCTTATCCACAAAGTAAAGCCGCGCGATATGTTCATCCTCTCGCCCAAGGTTTGCTTGATGGATAACCGCTTCCATGTCCCGGCGCATCAGTCCGCCAAGCTCCGGTGGTAGTTTGCATCTGGCTTGTGGAGCCATAGCCCCGCCCCCTTACTTCATCGCTTTTGCAAGCTTTTTGAGAAGATTGTCGCCGTACTTATAGGCGGCAAGATAATCAATCGTGCCGTCGGTCAATCCGGCTTTCTGCCGGATGGTCTTCTTTGCTTCTTCAACCTCGGCATCAACCTTCACAGTGTCGTATTCCACCCACGGGAGCTTTCCGTGCTTCTGCCACTTGCGGGCGTGGTATCCGGCTTTCGTGCCGATGTTCTGCACAGAGGTAATCTGCACGCCATTGTCCCAGATGGGCGTACACTCTACCGCCAGACCGTCGCCGATGTACATGCCCCAGTGACCGGGCATCCAGAGACCTTCTCCGGGAATCAGCTTGTCCCATCCGATGCCGGACACGGCGTAGCACCTGGCGATCATGCCGTCGGCGGAGACGTCCGGCACGCTGTTCGAGGCGTATCTTGCACCGCCGTAGTAAGCGTTTTTGTTGCCGTTCCAGCCCCAGAGAATGCCCTTTGTCAGGTTCACGCAGTCGAAGCCATAGACGATCTTCCCGATGAGGCTGCGCAGATATGTGATTCTGCCGCCGGTGTACCAGTCCGGGTACTGGGCGGATTTCTCGTCAATGATCGTCTCGCCTACTGGAGAGCCGAAGCATCCCCACATGTAGACGGTCTTGTAGTTCTTCGCAACGTCAATGTGTCTGCGCACAAGTTCGGATGCTTTCATCATTTCTGTTCGCCCTCCTGCGGCGTACCCGCGTTGTCAATCGCATCCTGTGCCTTCTGGCTCTGGGTGCCAAAGTAGAAGGTCACGACGGTCAGGAAGATCGTCAGGAAGTCCTTGCCGGTGATGTCTCCCCGCAGGGCGAGGACGGCAAAGACGATGGTCAGCGAGAGCGTGACCAGAGACTTGACGCTGAGCAGGTTGCCCAGCCGCTTTTTGATATTATCCATTATGTACCTCCATCGTCGTTTGGTTTCGCAAATACTCTCTTGCACAGCAGGAGCAGCAGCTCCCCGCCGAACGCCGCCGCCGCGAAGATCAGAACATCCGAAAGATCGGATGCGTGGTCCGTGAAGACTGCGACTGTCTTGGTAATGATTGCCCAGGTGAGTGTCAGCGTCAGGGCGTAAATGCAGTAGTAGACCAGCTCCCGCGCCATGCGCCCCTTCGTCTTCCGCTGCGGCTTTTTCTGCCCGTCCGCCATACTAGCCTCCCAGCCCCGCCAGAGCCAGCGCGTAGCCGACTAAGCCCGAAACAATCGCCGTGACCACGGCTTTGATTAAGCCCTCCCAGCGGCTGCCGGGGAGCGCCTTGAGGGCTTTCACGTCGGTCTTGATCTCGTTCACGTTCGACTCGATCGTCTCCTGCTTCGTCGCCAGCACTTCTACGGAGGTAGCCAGCTGGTGAAGCGCCTTGTTGTCCGCCTCGAGCTCGTCGATGCGGTGCTGGTTGGATTTGCAGCGCGCGTCGATCGCTGCGACATGCGCCTGAATTCCGTCGTCCATGTGTTCTCCTTTCTCGCCCTCGGGCGGCTGTTATTCTTCCACATCCCACGCCTGCGGATACTCCGCGAGACTATATGCTGTGTCCTGGTTAGCTTTGGTGAACTTTCCGCCCTGCACTGCCCATTCACCTTTTTTGTAGATGTCGTGCGCCCCCGTTGGGTGCACGAAATTCCGCGCCGTCTCGCGTGACGTGCCGTGGTAGGGTCTGTTGAACGTGAACCACGCAGAGCCGCCCGGCGCAATATCCGGATATGCTGCATTGTCGTAATTCTGGAAGCATTCCCATATGTCTCCATCTACAGAAAAGATATCTCCGACAACGTGCTTGCCCGGCTTCCATTCGTCGTAGAGCGCCGAACACATAATGATTTCATCTGCCGTCTTTGGCTTCTCACCCTTCATCAGCATTCGCGTCATATTCGCTGTAGATTCCAGAAGATCATAGACAACAGGCGTTGCAACAACCGGCTGCGGAATTGGAGCTGCGACGTTTGTGAGAAGCCATGACCCACCAGTGATTTCCTGCCGGAGATAATCGGTCGGGTCAAACGTCCGCAGCTCGAAGCCGTTGTCCGCGAAGACCCCGACGGGACCGGTCAGTTCCGCCACCCCCGAAAGAGAATCGCCCGTAAACCGGGCCGAGCCGGAGGTGCTGTATACCCGGACGTTCGCGTAGGTTTGATTGTCGTGTGTGATGTACATAGTGCCTCCTATGCTGCGAGCATGTCGTCGGTAATGATAAAGTTGGACGGGAGAATGATTGCCGGGCGGACGCCGTAAGATGCGATTACCTTGGCACCGCCATATACGCCATCTGTTCCGACGCTACCGGCGATATTACTTCTGCTGGCGTGCGGGGAGCGTAGCCACCATCTGTTTGCCGAACCGTTGAGGTACGCAATACGTTTGGAGGCTCCTGTGGTCCCTGCTACAAAATAGTCCAGCTTTGCTCCGTCCTCTGGTGTGGTGGTCGATGCGAGGAAACCGACTTCGAGATCCGCCAGCAAGAAAATTTTACTCAGCAACCCATTTGCACCACTCTGATCTGTTCCTCCTGACCCGCCGTTCTTGCGGTACGGAATTTTTACCTGCTTGATTGCGCTCTGTACCTCCGGGTCAAACAGACCCAGAAAGTCTCCATTCAGGTAGCTTTGAACCGTGCTGCTTTCCAAAATGTTTGTGCCGGCGCTGTTCCACACTCGTTTCTCATAGATGTCTTTTAGCAGCAGCCATGTGCCGTTGCAGCTCGCATCGTAGATTTCCGACGGCAAGCCCTGATGCACGACCAGCCACTCCCACGGCGTACTGTTCAGGTTCAGTTTGATACTGCGCCCGATTTCCAGATCGGACATCCTCGTTCTGTGTGGCGCAGGTCCGCGCCTTAAAAACATTCCCATACGCGCCTCCTATGCTGCCGTTATCAGGTCCCCGGAAATGCGGAAATCTGGCGGCAAAATGATAGCCGGGCGGATGCCGTAATTTCTGGTTGCAAAACTGTAGTTGACAGCTCCGTCCTTTTGGACAAGCCACACAGAGTAGCTGGGTTCTTTGTATGGGGAGCGCAGAAACCACTCGTTTGCAGAACCGTCTAGGTACGCAATACGCTTGGAGTTGCCGACAGTGCTTGCGACGAAGTAGTCCAGTTTCGCGCCATCCACTGGGAGGTAGCTGCTGTTGCTGGTCGTCCAGCCGACTTCATATCCCGACAGCATGAAAACTTTACATGGTAAACCATTTTTGCCGTTCTGATCTGTTCCTCCTGACCCGCCGTTCTTGCGGTACGGAATTTTTACCTGCTTGATTGCGCTCTGTACCTCCGGGTCAAACAGACCCAGAAAGTCTCCATTCAGGTAGCTTTGAACCGTGCTGCTTTCCAAAATGTTTGTGCCGGCGCTGTTCCACACTCGTTTCTCATAGATGTCTTTTAGCAGCAGCCATGTGCCGTTGCAGCTCGCATCGTAGATTTCCGACGGCAAGCCCTGATGCACGACCAGCCACTCCCACGGCGTACTGTTCAGGTTCAGTTTGATGGTGCTTCCCACCGGCAGCGTCCCAACCTTCGTGCCGGTCTTTACGGAAATCCATCTCGGGCTTCTTCCACTCATCCGAATACCACCACCTTCACGGGGACATTCACCGTCGGTGCTTTGCCGATGCACTGCGCGGTCAGGCTGTTCGTGCCTGTCTTATAATTGTGGATAAGGGCAAAGCCCTCCAAAAGAGCTGCGTCCGCGTCAGGGTCCGTCCCTGAGAGCGCAACGTCCCACTGCGGATCTACGTCGTAGGATGCTTTCAGCCCCGTGATCGTGATCGTCTGTGCCTGGTAGCCGTGCGAGTCCGCAGCCCAGCCCGAGGCAAGCAGTGTGCCAGTATACTGTTTTATGTTCATAGGCTCATACACTCCTATAATCAGCTCTCCCGCCGCGTTGTGCGCCGTCTTCCCCTTGAGAAGTGTCTCCGGCGTTACGGTGTCGGCGGTCAGGTCAAGCTTGACTTCGCCGTTAAGGGCGACTTTGTTGACTGCCATCTCAGCCTCCGATCTGGAGCGTCTGCCCTCCTGCGGCGTTGTCGGTGTAGGTGACGGGAATCGCCGCGACAGTCACCTGCGACAGATAGTCATACGGCTCATCCGGCGTCACGACCTGCTCGGCAAAGCTCGGCGTGACGTTCTTGTTTGCCTGTGCCTTGACCGCCTCGCCGCCGTAGCTGCCCACCACGCCGAGAAGGGACACGCCGGCTTTGATATTGCCGGGGATAAGCTTTGCCTTCTCTGTGGGCTTGATGCGCGACTTGCCGGAGCCGTCGTGGAAGCCCATCGGAATGGCAGGTTCTTCGTCCTTGTCGGCAATGTCCAGCGTCTGGCCGCCGTTATCCGGCATGGTGCCGGTCAGCTTCGAGCCTCGCGCGTAAAATGTCTTATCCTTGAGCACCTCCGCCACGGCGGCGGTCGCGTCCTGCGAGTTTACGTCAAACTCGTTCGAGCCAACGATCGGCGCGCCGGACTTGTCGTGCGCGGTGACGCCCTTTTTGAGGTCACTCGGTACGATGGTATCTGCCGACAGGTCGAGCTTTACCTCCGTCCCCACAACGATTTTGTTTACGTACTTGTTTGCCATATGCTCACTCCTAACTGTTCATATACTCGTCGCCCATGATGAGCGTCAGCCCACCGGCGGCGTTGGATACTTCGTACTGTGGAATCTTTGCGACGTTCACGTCGCGGGACAAAAGCCGGTTCCTGGTCGGCAGCACCACCGGCTCGTAAGTCTTCGGCGTTACGTCGTATACGCCCTCATACGGCTTGCTGCCTCCGGTGTAAACCACCTTCGCCGGGGCGATCTTCATCTTGATCTCCGGCTGGGAAAGCGTCATTTTAATCATATCCCGTCTCCTTCAAAAAACGCTTTGCGTCCGTCTGCACGATTTCAGCCGCCATCGGGTTTCCGTCTCCATCCGTTAAGGCAAGCTGTAGCCTTACGGTGCTTGCTTGCAGCCGCATTGCGTCTGCATACGGGATTTTTACAAGCAGGTGCGTTTCGTCGACTACTGTAGGTTCGTACTGGAAGAAGGAACATCCCTGTCGCACATAAAACTCAATTTTCGTCGCTTTCGTCAGGTCAGTTCCCTCTACTTCCACCGATAAAGCGTTCGCGATTTTCTGAAACACTTAATCACCCCCCTGCCTCAAATACGTCCAGCTCGTTCTTCGCCTTGATAAACGTCGTCGTGTCGTCGGAGAGAGAGATGGTAGGCAGCAATCTAGTCTCCGTGGAATAATCGTGGTATGCGATCACGTTTTCGTTCGCAACCATTACCATGTCTCCATCTGCCGACGGTATGCCTCCAACAGAGCCAGAAGGCAAGGTGACCGCGTTCCATCCAAGCGCTGGGTCGCTTGTCGTCTTTGCATTTCCGTCTTCCACGTCCGAGAACACCATGAGCCTTTGCGTTGCGAACAATTCGTGCCCCTTAAACGAGTTAATCGAAATTCCAGTTGCGGGTTGTGTCGTCCAGTTCTTGAGATCTGAAGAACTGCGAAGCCCGCTCACTCCCGACGATGAGATTCTAGGTGATGCAAAGAACCAGTAGCGGTCAGAAAAATACACAATGTTTGTTGCGTAGAAATCCGTGTACCCGGTTTTCTCTAACGTCCACGTTGTCGGTAAAACCGCAGAATAGACGCACTCGCCGCTGTTCAATATCCATTTCCCGTTGATGTAGCGGAGTTTTGGACGAGGTGCAACATTAATGCTACTCGGGCTGCTTTGGGAGACCACTTTTACGGCTTCCCATGTTGGCGATGTCGGGTCTTGCGTATAAATTACATGGCTTCCACAGGTAAACGCCCAATACGTGCCGTCTGTTTCAAACTCATGCTGGTCCGGCTCGGTATATGCAGAGTTGGTCGGCAAAGAGCCTGGATATTGGCACGTTTGCGCGGCCCACGTTTCCGCATCGGAAGATGTCGTCACAAAAAATACGTTCGAGGCGCGGTTCCCATTCACAGGTCCGGGTTTCAGCTTCCCCATGACAGCAGTTATGCGTTCATCCGAAGCAGATAGCTGAATGTAAACCCCGTCGATTTCCTCGCCAGAATAAGAGCCTTCGGCATAACCGGATAGAGTCTGCGTGTATACCACAGTATAAGGACCATCGATGGCATCTGCGCAGGCTACACTGAACGTATAGTACTGGCTGATGCTGTTGTTTCCTTTCTTCCTATATCCACCTGCGATGTACCATTTACCTTTGAATTTCACAGCTCTGGACATGGACTTGAATGCTGGGGATGTACCAACCGTCGAGATCGACCATGTTACGTCTCCTACTGTGTTTTTGAGGATTTGGCACAACTGCGGATAGTCGGGAAAGGAAACCTGTGCGCCGTTGCACTTAAGCCATGCGTCGCCTAAACTCATGGCAGGGGAGGTCTTTACTGTCCCAATCGGCTCGATTCTGTCCGGCATATGCCTGAGCGCATCGTCTACAAATGGGTTTGAAACGGGGAGCTTCAGAAACTGTGCCGTAGAATTTTGAAGCATCGTTCTGGTATTGAACGGCGTTCCGGTATCGTCCGGGTCATCCGCTCGTGTCATGTCGTAAGTATCTGTCTGCCCGGCAACAGGCTTGAGTTTTACCCGCCCCGGAAATTTTGGAGTTCGGTCTTTCATGTTATCCCCCCATGTCTCCTGCATATAGTTCCGCGTCCGCGTAAATCCAGCCGACCTCCCGGCTCTCCAACACATCGTCCACAGCGATAATCGTCTTTTCAATGTTGTTCGCGCCTTCCCAGTCTAGGTCGTTGATCTTTGCCGGAGGACGCGGGGCAGGATTGACAACTGCGTCGTATACGGCGTTCGCGGATTCGATATAAGCGTCCATAACGTCTTTGTCGAGCACTTCGTCAGAACCATAATCTTCCCGCACTTCTGCCGGAACGTCGATACAGTGCGTTCTAAGCCTGTCGCGGATAGTGATAAGCGCAGTTCCGACACGGTTCAGGTCAGACGCTTTGTAAGAACCTTTCAAGCCAGCTTCAAAGTCTGCCTTTTCCTGTTCCGTGAAGTCGCTCCACAGCTTCTTGTAAAGCTTCTCAGCATAGGAAGCGTCTGCCTGTGTCCGGTCGGTGATTAAGGTTTTCATAATTCTCATGCAGAAGCCCCCGTTCCGACGATGTCGCACTCAGCCGCCGCGATGCCGCTCAGTTTGATGGTCATGCTTGTTATCGTCCCGGTAATGTGGTCATCCCACGGAGTTGTGGTGTCTACATAGTCACCGGGAAGCTCCTCGTCCATGACGATCTGAACGCTGTGCGTCTGCCGCCGCATATAATAGTCAAAGACGTGCTGTGTCACCGCTGCAACATTCGTGGAGTTGACAAGCGTCGCGTCTTTGACCTCGATGACGTTTGGCTTCGTGGATGCCGTAATGTTCGGGTTCTGTTTTACCGTGACCGCCGTCGTGTGGAAGTACTTTTTCCCGCCGACTTCAATCGTATCGCTTCCGCTTCCGGACGTGCTGTACGTGTGCGCGGTAACTCTTACCTCTGTCACGATGGCAGACTGGCTGACCTCTCCGCCGACGTAGAGCCGGTTCATAGGAATCTCCGTCGGTGTTTCCTCAGACAGTCTCCATACCTTCACGTTCCCTGTTCCGCTGGTGTCCACCACAGCTCGAAGCGCAAACGCCACCTGCTGCAAAGCTTCCCTTCGCGTGCAATCAGGAATGTATCCTGTCAGTTTCTCGGTCTGTAGTTCCTCCGAAAGCTCCAAGACGAAATACCCGCCGAGGATGCTTTCTAAAACCGTTTTCGCATTGGCGTTGGAATAAACAACAGCCGGGAATGGGTCTTCGTCCAAAATTCCCAAAGCGTCAATGCAGGAAACGTTGTATACGTTTTTGCTTACGCGGGTAGATTCATCGATGTAAAACGTGCCGATTTTCGTCTTTCCGTTGTACGCATAAACGGGCTGCTTCTCTTGGAAAATAAAATCAATATCTTCCATGCTGTCCAACGTGAAATCCAGTGTGTTGATTGCCAGCTCGTCAGATATGATGTTCAGTTCCTCGGTCGCCTCAACACTCCGAAGCTCCTGCCGATCGAACTCTCGAACAATGCCGAAAAGGATAAGGGATATCTTGATCGGTCGGTTTGGCAGATTCGTTTTGTTGAACTGAATCTTGATTTTGTTATACAGTTCCACAGTTTTCTCGCAGAAGTAATTTCCGCTGTTCGGGAAGAACTGTTGCGTTGCCAGCTGCGTTGTTCCGTTGTACCACGTCAGATTCAGGTCGCTGCAATAATCGCCCGTTTCGCCGTCGAACTTGAAATAGATTCCAAGAGAGGTAAACTGCCCATCCAGCGTAATGGTGATCGTCGGCGTGGTCGTAAACGTGCAGTCGTCCCCGCTCCGAGTCGTGGACCAGAAGCCAACCGGCTCAGATTTTGGCTTGAGCTTTCGCGTGCCGTTCAGCACCCATTGATTCTGCTCCGTCGTTGCCACTGGTCCCTCGAACGCCCCGAAGGGCAGCAGCGAGGTTTTTGAAATACCCATAGCCTCACTTGCTGTCACACTCGCAGCCGCCGCAGAACCGACCGCAACGTCTTCATACACAACTTTTACACTCATAGCGGTGTCCTCTTCGGCTTCATCGCGACAAAATTAAATGTAAGGTTTCCCCATTCGTTCCTCTGCCCGTAAGCCGTCAAAAGCTCATCGTCTCCGTTTGCCACATACGCCTCGAAGGTCAATGTCCCTTGTGCATACGGAACGGTTAGAGAATGGCTGTCGACCGGAGCAGAAATTGCTTCATAGAACCTGTCATATTCCGCCGGGTCGGTTCCAACCGGGTCAAGCTCCACGCTGTAGTTGTAAAACGTGCCGATGATGTCGCGCACCATCGCGCCGGTCATCACGCGCCCCGCATTATCGCCGTCCAGAACCGCGAAAGAGCGTTTCAGACTGGTTACATGCAGATTTGGATACGCCGTGCCGTCGAGGGTCAAAACACTCATCATGCCTTCACCCCCGCCAGCCTTACGCCTACACGCTGCGTTTCTTCGTTGTTCGCCTTATAGACAGCCCGCGCAAACTCTCTGCCGTTGAGCTGCAAGATGATCGTCTGCGACCGTCCGCCGGATTCGTTCATAGCCTGTTTGAATGCCTGCACCATTGTCTCAAGCGGCGTTTCGATGTTCGTTCCGCTCTTCTGGTCGCCCAGCACCGCCATAAACTCCCGGTTCGGCGGGATGACCGCGCCTTCTGCCAGTCTCGGAAGCTCAACCTGACTGACAAGCGGAATGCTGATGCCGAAGGACTTGCCGCCGATGATGGGAACCCAGTCCGGAATCTCAAAGTGGATGGTATTCAAAGCGGAAATCAGAAGGTTGATACCGTCGATAATGAAGTTAATTGCCGCCTCGATGATGGCAACAATGTTGTTCCAGATCCCCTTGAATATCTCGGTGACACCTTCCCATGCTTTCGTCCAGTCTCCGGTAAATACGCCAACAATGAAGTCAATGACGCCCTTCAAGATGTCCTTGATGTTTTTGTATACATCTGAGACATATTTCCCGTATGTTTGAAATATTGATGCGAGCAGCGGGCTCTTGGATTGCAGCCATGTGATAAACATGTTCCACGCATCCTTGATGGAGTTCACAATCGCGTTCCAAGTCTGCTTCATTCCTTCCCAGATCTGCTTAATGCCTTCCACAGCAAGCTTCATGTCCCCGGTGAATACGCCCTTGAAGAACTTCCCGAAACCGTCTATGATCTTTTTCAAGCCTTGAATCAGTTCTTCTCCATGTCCGGTGAAGGACACAAGCGCAACCAGCGCAGCGAGGAAACCTGCAATCAGAAGCGGAATCCAGCTGCCCGTCAGAATCGAAATTCCGATACCGGCGGCAAGCAGCCCTGCGATGATCGTAAGCGTATTCACCAAATTAAAGCCGTTTTCGATAACGTCTTTGATACCGACAACCAGCATGGCAAGACCGCCTACAACGAGTGCAATTCCTGCTGCGATTGGTCCAAAAGCGATTGCAAGTCCAACTGCAAGCGCGGCAAGCCCTGCCAGCATCCCGAGAAAGTTTTGCAAATCGATTCCGTTATTCCAAGCATCCAACCAGAAGTATACAAGCGCAAACGCACCGGCAACAGCAAGGGCGATGCCCCAAATTTTGCTCAGGTCGTTCGTGAATAAACTCGCGATTTTCCACGCAAGAAGCCCTGCTGCGATAGCTCCTACCAAGCCGAGAATGTCGTGGAGCTTGTCCTCTGCCATGTCGAGATTCGAAAAGTCCGGCGCGATCTCCGTTGATGCCGCGCCGCCAGCACCACCACCTGCCGCAGAAGCGGAATTATCGGTTAGCTGGTTGATCTCGTCAAAGCTTGCCATGCTCTTGCTTGCGTCCTCCGCAGCAGAGCCGACACCTTCCAACGCTTTCTGTTCTTCGTTTAAGCCTTGCGCAGCGGATTTCTGCGCAGACCAACTTTTCCCGGAGAGCATACCGAAGAACTTCGCGATAGCTGTAACAACCTGTGTCAGAATGTTCACAAGCTTCACAAAAACAGGAATCACGACTTGAAGAATCGGCTGCGCGAGTGTCAGAAGCGCCGCCTTGAGCCGCGCCACAGCTGCGCGTGCTTCGTCGTTCTTCATAATGGTTTTCCCAAGCCATGTTCTAAGACTTTGCAGCGCTCGAGTAATCAGAGAGAACACCAGAACGCGCTTGAAAAGCCCGGAAACACGCTTGCTGAACGTGTTCATACTGTCGGAAACCTTCTTCGCTGCGGTCTCCATTCGCTCTGTCGCGCCGCTTGCGCTTGTGATTTGCTCCGTGAGTTCTCCAGCTTTTTGCTTTGCAGCGTCCAACGCGGAAGTCTGCGCGATCACTTTGTCCGTGATTTTTGCATACTTTCCGTCCAAACTCTCAACGGTCTTGTCCTGTTCTTTTAAGATTGCTTCCTGCTCTTTGATTTGCGCTGCGACTTCCGTCTGCCGCCCGTATGCTGTGATATAAGCATCCGGAGACGCAGACACCTCACCGGACGTGATCTGCCGAAGCCGCTCGGATTCCGCCCGCAACGATTTCAGCGCATTTTCTGCCTGTTTTGCAGATTCTTTCGCTGCGTCAAGCTGAGATTTCAGCCCACTTTGCTCTCCGGTGCTTTTTTTCAGCTCGGCTTCCATCTTGTCGATTTTCGCCGTCAGCTTATCAAGCTCCTTCTGCGCGTTTTTTGCGTCGACCTCCGCTTGAACAACGATTCTTCCATCTGCCATTTTCTCACCACCTTATTTTGAAATGCCCCATGCGGCGAGAACGTCTTTCTCTGCCTCTGTGTATGTAACTTTCAAATCGATTATATCCCTGTTCTTTCGGTAGAACTCCCGCTCCTGCTTGTCCAGAGGCTTCCCGTGTGCCTTTTTGTCCCGAATACGAACCACTTGAGCAAACAGGCAGTCTCCAATCTCCTGATAGAAAGACAGGAACGACCACCAGTGCAGATACTCAAGCGCCCGAACCTCGCATCCAGCGATTCTGTTCACGGGGGCAATAATCATGTCGAAGTCCTGCTCCCATGACATCAGCACGGGTTCTCGCTTCTTTTCTTTGCGTTCTTCCCCACGGTCTATAAACCGGAAACACTGGTTCAGAGCTTCCTGATAGTCGCTGGCTGGCATTTCCTCAAAGTCGGGATAGAAGATTCTCAACGATGCCTCCGCCTTGTCCTGCTCGTCCAGCTCTCTATCAACAAGGGCGGTGAGGATATCCAACACCGCCCGATAGTCAGACCGGATTTCGTATTCTGTTCCGTTTACGTTGACCGACGTCGGTAAAGACCAGATTACTTTTTCCATCTTTCCATATATTTCTTGATTCTCGGGTTCGTAGCCTTCTGTTCTCTCGCAAAGGTAGTGTCGATCTGGTCGATGATGCCGAGCATCAGATTGCTCCATACAGGCAAACCGTCAGCCAGTGCGAGGACGTTCATAGAGCCGAAAAGAGGCGTGCAAAGCGGAACCCCGAAAAGGCTGTCGATCGTATCGCGCATTTCGTTGCTTTCCCGACGCGCAATCTCAAAGATTTCTTTTTTGTTCGCGTTCTTTTCCACTTCTGCCTGATATTTCCGCTGACGATCTTCCAATCCGTTGAACACGTCAAAAATTTTCTCTACAATTTCTGCGTCTGTCGGGTTGAACTCGAGCGTTACTTTGTCGTTGATGTTGATTTTTTCAACGCCAGTTGCAATCTTGATGTCCGTCATCTATCGTCCCTCCTTATGCCGCGTCCGGCGTAAACGTGATTTCTCCGTTGGAACCAACCGCCGCAGTGCCGGTGATTCTCTCGCCGCCCGGCGTTACCGTAAGCGGCATACCTACGAAGCCGCCGCCTTCGCCGCCAAGACCTGTTGCCTCGATTGCAGCGCCCTTGTATCTCTCCGCGAAAACAGCCGTTTTCTTCGTGCCTGCGTAATGATGCACGATAAGAATGTCCTGATTCGCCAGAGCCGCCGCGTTCTGTTCCTTAACGGCGAGGTTCCAGACATGCGTAAGCGCAACATCTCCGGCATCGAGTTCGCACGGTTCAAAGTCCTGCGTAATGATTGGCTTTTTCATCGTGGTTCTGGTCGTGCCGAGGATGTCCTTGTTGGAATCCTTCTGCCAGTCGTATTCCATGCTGGAATCCGTGACGCGCGTCCCAAGCGGCGACCACACGGCGGCGGAATCAGTGCCCGTATTCACAAAAAGAATCAAAAGTTCTCTGTCTACGGGCTGCCCAGCAACGGTGTTAAAGGTCATATCTGCCATAGTTAAATCACCTCATATTTCATCTTCATTAAAACTTGATGGTCTTCCCATCCGTCCTGATACACGGCAAATACCGCCGCGCGGCTGACCGCTTCCATGCGACGGACACGAACGCCATCTCCAAGAGACGGATAATTCTTCATCGCCCAATCCCCGAAGCGGTTCAGTACCGCATCAGCTTTCAGGCGCTTGTCGTTACTTCCGCCCGGCTTGATACGGGCTATGATCTTGAACTGGTATTCTGCCTCATGCCCGCCGAGCAAGTACCTTTTTGTGATGTACGCACCTTGAATCACGGACAGAGCCACGCTTGCGGAATCGGCGGCGAGGAACTCATAATTGATGGTCGCGGCTGGGAGATCGTCATCCGAAAACGAGTTTACCCAGACCATCATTTTTCTGGATATGTCCTGTTCTTCCTCGGAAGAAACAAGCTTTTTTTCTTTTTCAGAGCCCATTTTTCACCGCCTTATCTGCAACCCGAATCCATTTGTCAAGGTTCTCAGCCTTTGAAGCCTCGAACCAGTGTGATTGTGCCTGCGCGTGTCCGGAGGTCGTGAACACAAGGTTTTTGTCCGTCAGAACCTTCGTCCCGCCCTTTGGCGCGTATGTGCTGCCAGTCTCCGGGTCAACCATAACTTTCCCGTAATACAAGAATCTTGCATACGGTCCAGGATAGATGACCGCATTACCGTCCACAAGTGTTCTCTGGTCAAGAGAGCCCGCCAGGAACGGCACATACGGGCTTGTGTCCTTTTTCATTTGCACAGCAACAATGTGTTCAGCTTTTGTACAAGCCCGTGCTATAGCCTCCTGAAGCTCGTCAAAGCCGTCGGTTTTCACACTGAATTTCAGCATCATGTGCCCCCGACCTGCCAGTGCTGCATCGAAGGACTGCCGAAATCCTTCATGTCCACCTTTGTCACTTTGTACACATCGTCGTAAAGCATCTCAATCTGTTCTTCCGTCTTGTCCGGTTCGACTACTTCACCCTTTACAAAGAAGGTTGTTCCGCCGTTTCCGTCCGTGGATAGCGTCCAGATTTTGCTTTTATCGGTTGCACGCCAGAACTCCTGCGGTCCGACGTAGCGCTTCTCCATTCCTGTCACGCCGTCTACAGCAGACGCAGAGAACGGAATGTACAGATTCACCGCGTCCGCTCCTTCAAGTCCGCTCGCGCGGACATTGGCAGCTTTCGACGCTTGGAGCATCACGCCGCGAATTACCGTGATATAGCGCTTCTGCGTGTCATTAAAATTCTGGTCTTGCTCCTGCGTGACGTTGTAGATTGTTACGGTGTGGGGGGCGTACATGCAAAACACCTGCCTCTGTAGAGAAGCCCGGTATGGGCTAGATATTCACGCGCTACGCTTACAAGAGCCTTCTTCGCCTCCGAAGCCGCTTTCAATGCAGACACGGAAGAATCACCTCCGCTGCGAAGCGTCCGAGAATAGCCGCCTACAGTCTCGCTCTGCAATTCTCCTTCGTCAGATGCAAGCCCGGCGGACACATTCTTTCTGGCAAGCTCCTGCGCCGTGTCGATCAGCATATACTGGTCGACTAAGGCACAGCAGCACATTTTCACAGCATCCAGCTCTGCAAAATCCTTTGCTCGGTTTTGCGTATAGTAGTCAAGGAAGGAACTGGCGCGTGTCGCCAATTTGCAAAAGCTGTCAGCGTCTACCGTTCCCTTGTAGATATCGCAGTAGTACTCATAATCGGCGTATATCATTGCGCCAGCTCCTTTCTGTTACGAACCTACCGTCACAGTAGCCGTACCGGTCTTCGCGCTGTCCTGCTTGGATTTCGCGGTAACGGTAATGCTCGCGGACGTCTCGTTGGAAGCGACCGTCAGGATACCGTTTTCCAAAATGGAAGACTTCGCGCCGCTCTGGCTCCACTCGACATCGCCGCTCACGATGCCTTCACCAGCAACAGAAGCCGCAAACGCCTTGCTCGCTCCCTTTTTCACGGTTGCAGTAGCAGGGGATACAGTCACCGTAGATACTGTGCCAGCCTTTCCATAAACAGAGAACGGGAACGGGTTGGCAATGTCAACGTTGTACGCGTTGACCGGGTTTGCGATTTCCCAGCCGAGACGCATGACCGCACGGAGAGCGACCATATCGTTCTGCATGAGGTTGTAGGTGATTGCCTTCGTGCTCGGGTCCTGAATGACACCCTCGGTGAAGATCTTAAAGGTCATGTCCTGACGGATGGCGTATACCAGCTGCGTCCAGTCACCGACGATCATCTGTGCCTGTGCCGGGTCAAATGCGCCGTTCATCGGGAAGTACATATCCATACCATCCAAACCATAGCGCGTTGCGCCCTGCATGTCGGACTTGAAGATGGGCTGACCGGTCGTGTCCTTCAGCCCGCGCAGCTTGCCGCGCATCTGGATTGCGGCCATAACGCCGTTCGGGTTGAAGCCGTCAAGTTCTACCTTCGCGATAAGACCGCCTTCGCCCATGATGTCGGTAAATACATCAGAGCTTGCCGCAACTCCGTTACCAGCAGCGATAGCGGAAGGAACGACGCCATCGCGCCACGTGGTGGGCTTGTTCGTGCCAAACAGGATGGCAGCGTCAATTACCTTGCCAAAAGCTTCGGTCAGTCTGGGTCTTACCTCGCCCCAGATGTCATAATCTGCGTCATCCAGTGCTGCTTCGGGGATGGGGACGATAACCGCGATTTCCTCGGCATAGATTTTCTTCTTGTCCCACGCCATCTTCGTGGTCTGCTTGAAAGCCTCTCCGGCTCCGGTATCGGTTGCTTCGCCGTTGACGAAGTACGCAGAGGGAAGCGCGTCGAGGACGTTGATGGTCTGCGTCTTGCTGGACATATTCGCCAGTCTCTTACCCATGCGAAGGACTGCGGATTCCGCGATAGCGCCCTGCATGATCTCACGGGTTACGGGTTCCGGGATAAGCCCGGAAAGTGCATTTCTGTCAATAATATTCGGCATATGATTCTCCTTTCGTTATTTCAGAGCGCCCCGAATCAGGGCGTTCATCGTGCTGTTCATGTTTGTTTCTTTGGTCCCACCGCCTGCCGGTGCTGTCCAGTCGAACGTCGCCTTCTTGCGATTCGCTGTAAGCTCGTCGACAGCCTGTTCGAACGTGATCTTGTCAGTGACCATCTTTGTAGCCTTGAATGCGATAAACTCAGCGTCCTCGCCGCTCAAGCCCTTGCTCAGGACGTATTTGTCCCGTTTGAGCTGTTCGGCTTCAGCCTGCAATGCAGTCAGTGCCGCCTTACTGTCTGCAAGGTCTTTTGCCTGCTTTGCCTGCCGTTCCTGTTCGGTCTGCTGGCTGTCTTTCCATGTCCGGTATGCGGTAATCTCTTCCTCGCTGGGGTATTTCTTCCGTTCTCTGTCAAGCCTCGACTGAATCATCTTGTCAACGTCAGCCTGAGTAAACGTTTTTTCCTGCTCTTGCGCAGTGTTTTCCGTGCCCTGCACGTTGGTTTCTTCTGCCATAAAAATCTCCTTGTTTAACGTCCTGTCGGACAGTGTTGATAAATAAAAAGAGCCAACCGGCTACAAATCGTAGTCAGCTGGCTCCAATTGCCCTTTCTCGCGCCCAATTACGCGGGAGAGTTGTATTTTATTGTCTTTTTGACCTCTAAAACGATGTATCCATCGCCTTTTCGGCGTATCTCAACGTCATTCCCGCGTTTAAGAATGGCATCGGCGGCTTTTTTCACTTCATCCCAGTCCATATACCTTTGTCCTTTCTCGCTGCTCCGGCAGCCCCGCCGCCTCGCTGAAAGCCTTATATTTCGCATTCAGGCGGCGAAGCTTGATGTTTGCGGCAGTCTCGTCATCTTTCAGACCAGCAGCCTTATAAGCGTCTCTGAGCCGTTTCTGTTTGCGTATCTGGCGCTCTATACTGCGCTGCTGTTGCGTAGCTGTGTACCCGTCGTACTCCTTACCATCAAACACAAACTTTCGGTTTTCACCTTTCATGGCGTCAAGGTCGGATTGTGAATAGGTCGGCTCGCTGACACCTTCCACAAACGGATAAAATGTATGTCGGCAGTTCCAGCCGCCCAGACCGGCGCCCTGACCGTAGCCGGTAGTGGCAACAAAGTCCTTGTACTCGCCCTTTGAATCTCCGGGTTTCTCAGCCCACCTATAAACGCCGCCTTGCCAACTCTCGTGGTTTTCCATCCCACTCCCCGTGTTTCGCGCCCCAATGTGGGCGCTTACTTCCACAAGGTCTGTTTCCAGATAATCGGCGGACTGCTCCGCGTATTTCTGATTGAGAGCGTTCACGCCGGTCATAACGGCTCTGCGAGCAGCGACATCGATCTGATCGACGTGCCCGCTTTCGTAGCTTACAACTTTTAACCCGCCGCCTGCAAGCTGTTGCACCGCAGACTTAATCGCCTGATTGTAGCTGATCGCCCCACTCTGAATCTGCATGACAGCAGAATCTAACGCCCACTGATATGCACGCGCAGGCGGGAGCATCGTCCTGCCTTTGTCCACCAAGAACCCCATAGAAGCCGTGATATTATGGAACTCATCAAGCGTCTGCGCTCTGATTGCTTCGATTGTCGCAGCGTTCACCAGAATATCGGGCTGTGTCAGCCCTGCCATGTCGATAATTTCTGTGTAATACTTCTGGTTTCTGGCTATAACATCGTCAAACAGTTTGTCCAGCTTCTTTTCGCTGATGCCCGCCGTCTTTTGAATCGCACGCTTGATGTCCTTCGTGTCAATTCCGTGCGTTCTTAACGCACGGATCGCGTTTACTGTGACTTCGTTTAATTGATCTTTCAGCGGAAGCCTACTGCAAATCTCGTCAAGAAGCGTATCCTCCAGGCTTCGGAACAGCTCTGCCAGTTCTTCTGGAAGTGCATCTAACATAGCAGGTGAGAACGGATACTTTTTCACCGTACATCACCTCACTCTATCTCATCCTCCGGCTCTTTAACCATGTCCTGCGCCTTTGGGAGCGCAGCCTTTGCGGTCGCCTCGTCCTCGTTCATCCAACGCATACGGAACTCCCAGTCATTCATGATGCCAGCGTCAAGAAGCTGCATATCGCGCAGGAAGTCTGTCTGCTTGTCCTCGATGATAGAATCGTCAAAGTCGACGGAAATCTGTACATCCTCGTTCAGCCCCGCTTCCATGTACCTGTTCCCCATGCGTAGCAGTGTCCTGCAAAGCTCTTTCACAGCCTGTTCAAGCAGAATCTCGTGCTTCTTGATTGTTCGGAACATGGTGCTATTCTCGCTGATGACCTGCGTCGCTGTGGCGATACTTCCCTGATTGAATTTGT